AGATTCATTTTTACCTGCAATTACAAGAACAAAATCATTGAACCCCTCCACAGTAGATGTGTTGTTGTCGAATTTGGAATCAAAGGAAAAGAAAAACAAGAAGTCGCAACATGCTTTTTCAAACGTATTAACTCCATTCTGGAAGAAGAAGGAATAAAATATGATAAGAAAGTTGTAGCAGAGTTGATTAATAAACACTTCCCAGATTGGAGAAGAGTATTAAATGAGTTGCAAAGATATAGTGTTAGTGGTACAATAGATACAGGTATACTTGCCACTTTCTCAGATATATCAATTAATGATCTTATCAAGAATCTTAAAGGGAAGAACTTTTCGGAAGTACGTAAATGGTGTGTCGATAACTTGGATAATGATCCTTCTGTACTTTTGCGCCGCATTTACGACAATCTTTATTCTTCCCTCGTACCTAGTACCATTCCTGCTGCTGTTCTTATTATTGCTAAGTATCAGTATCAGATTGCCTTCGTAGTAGACCAAGAAATAAATCTTCTTGCTGCTCTAACTGAAATAATGTGTGAATGTGAATTCAAATGATTAATGTAAAATTGCTTCGTATTGTAACTGGTGAAGAAGTCATTGCAGAATTAGTTTCTGAAAGTGATACTACCATTACTGTAAAAAATGGTTTAGTTGTTCTTCCTACTCAAGGTGGAGTTGGATTTGCTCCTTGGGCTACTGTTATTGATGATAAAAAACCAGAGATAACTTTATCTCATAATCATGTTGTTTACATGGCAGAAGTTAGTGAGGATGTTACGAAAAAATATAATGAACTTTTTGGTAGTAAGTTAGTTACACCAAATGAGAAAAAATTGATATTATGAAGAAGTACATATTTGATGTTGATGGGACATTAACTCCTAGTAGACAAAAGATTGCCCATAAATTTTGGTCATTCTTTCTTATATTTTGTCGCAATCATGATGTCTATCTTGTTACTGGTAGTGATAGACAGAAGACTTTAGATCAATTAGGATTAGATATATGTTACACTGCTAAACGGGTATATAATTGTTCTGGTAGTGATGCATATGAAAAGGATACAAATGTTCATAGAGATCGATGGGAATTACCTAAGAAGGTAGAAAGATTTTTGGAAGATGAGTTATCATATAGTTGTTTTCCTATTCGTACTGGAGAACATATAGAGAGAAGGCCTGGCAATGTTAACTTTAGTATTCTAGGTCGTGGTGGTGATATAAATTTTGAACAAAGGGAAGAATATGTAAAGTGGGATACTGAAAGATTAGAAAGAGAAGATATATTAGATAGACTTAGAAATACATTTCCAGATTTAGCAATAACACTTGGAGGACAAACTGGTATTGATATAGGACCATTAGGAAGTGATAAGAGTCAAATATTAAGAGATTTTGATGATGATGATGAATTACATTTCTTTGGTGATAAGATGGATGAAGGGGGTAATGATTATTCCTTAGCAGAAGCAGTAAAGAAAAGAGGTGGTTATGTATATCATGTTAGTGATTATCTTGAAACAATGGAGTTATTAAAATGAAAGAAAGACTTCTTCAATTATTAAAAACAGATGCTTATCGTAAAGGTGAGTTTACTCTTTCCTCTGGTGCTACTAGTGAACATTATGTAAATTGCAAACCAGTTACCTTAAATGGATATGGTTTGAAATTAGCATGTTATTTGTTCATGGATCATCTTGATACAAATGCTAAAGCTGTAGGTGGACTTACTCTAGGTGCAGATCCCTTAGTAAGTGGTGTTGCCATGTTGTCTGAAATGAATGGATTGATAATTAGAAAGAAACCAAAGGGTCATGGTACTGGTGCATGGATAGAGGGCCCAAGACCGCCAGAGGGGTCTGTAGTCACTGTTTTAGAGGATGTTATAACTACAGGTAGTTCTGCTTTATTTGCAGCTGAGAAGTTGCGTGATGCTGGATATGTGACAAATAGAGTAGTGTCCATTATTAATCGCCAAGAAGGTGGTGAAGCATCTATTATAGCTGAAGGTTTAGAACTTGTCAGTTTGTTCACATTGGAGGATTTATTAAGTGATGACAAATCGTAGAAACGAAAAAATAAGAGCTCAAGTTAAGTCTAGGTTCTATTATCTCTTTTGGGGTATTGCTACATTTTCTGTAGTTGCTGGACAATTATATGTTGGTTCTGGATATAGAATGTATGCAAGATCTCTTATGAGAATTTTTGATACTGTTGATGTAGAAGTTAATAAAGGTTATCCAGATGACATGATTATAAGATGACAGTTACTTGGCCTACAGTTATATTCATGACAGCAGTTCATATTCTTGCTTTGGTTGCATTGCAACCACAGTATTGGAGTTTGGGTTCTGTATTGGTATTCCTTATTCTTTATTGGGTTACTGCATGTCTTGGTGTTACTTTGGGATATCATAGATTGTTATCTCATAGATCATTCAAGGTTCCAAAATGGTTGGAAAGATTCTTTGCAACTTGTGGTGCTTTAAGTGCAGAATATGGGCCTGTTACTTGGGTTGGATTGCATAGACAACATCACAAACATTCAGACAAAGCTTTAGATCCTCATAATAGTAAGAGGGGATTATTGTGGAGTCATATAATGTGGATGTTCTTTAGAGTACCAGCTGAGAAAAGAGTTCGTAGATATGCTGGAGATATGAGGAAAGATCCTTATTATGTTTGGTTAGATAAGTGGTTTATATTCTTACAGATTCCTTTGGGTCTGTTACTTTATAGTATGGGTGGATGGTCATATGTCCTTTGGGGTATTCCATTAAGATTGACATTTGTATATCATGTAACTTGGTTAGTTAATTCTGCAACTCATGCTTGGGGTGAAAGACCTTTTGATACTACAGATGATTCTAGAAATAATAAATGGGTAGCTGCATTAACATTTGGAGAAGGTTGGCATAACAATCATCATGCTTATCCTACTTCTGCTAAACAGGGTATACTGACTGGACAAATTGATTTAACGTGGTATCATATAGTATTATTGTCTAAACTTAAATTAGCAACTAAAATTCGTACTCCTTCATAATGTTTTTATCCGAAAGTGATGCTACTTACGCAGCGGATAAATTTATTGATTACTTCTCTAATATGGGACGTATTGATGAATATCTTCGCAATGTCAAATTAGACAGAATGTCTAAGATGCCAACATATCTTCCTGGCTGTGGGCCTGAGGAGGATATGTTTTCTTCGTTTGACATGCATCCGAATGACATGGACTTTAAAGTCTATGCTGCTGGAAAGGATGGTAGTTTTACTAATGAATATTTTAATGAAAGATTACAGGTAACTACTTCTCATTCCATTGAGAGTTCTATTCCTGGCAAGTCTTTGAAGTGGATCGTTATGGAGACTAACACAAAGAAGATTGTTGGGTTTGTACGTTTTGGTTCTCCAACTATTAATTCTAAACCAAGGAATGAATGGTTAGGAAGACCACCTGAACTTACTAGGTTTAATAGACATTCTATAATGGGATTTATTATTGTTCCTACTCAACCATTTGGATTTAACTATCTTGGTGGAAAACTACTTGCTCTTCTTTGTTGTTCTCACGAAGCAAGAAAACAAATAAATGAAAAGTATGATGCTGATATATGTTTATTTGAAACGACTTCTTTATATGGTTCTTCAAAGTCTTCATCTCAGTATGATGGACTTAAACCTTATATGAGATATAAAGGATTAACTCAGAGTGACTTTACTCCTTTACTACATGATAATATTTTTAAAGATTTAAACAAGTGGTTTATTGAAAGAAATAATGGCAGGATGTTAGTGAAGGAAGATGCATCTAGTCGTAAGTTGAAGGCACAACAGAAGATGATATCTATTATTAAAAAGAACTTAAGTTCTGAAAAGAGTGAAGAATTTAATTCTGCGATTTCTAATGCTAAGAACCTTACTGAGAAGAAAAGAACATACTTTAGTGACTATGGATTTGCTAATTCTAGGGAAGTAATAAGAGGAGATACTGACACTTTAGTAAAGAATCCGCAAAATTACGATAAGTTTTATATAGATAATCTTATAAAATGGTGGAAGAATAAAGCTTCCAAACGTTATGATAGTTTAAATACAAATAAAACATTAAGAACCGAACTTGAGGTTTGGAACAAAGACATGCACATAGACATCATAAGGTAATGACCGAAGAAGCCGTTAGAAAAATACTTCCTCACTTGTGTTATACTAAGGAGGAAGTTGATAAACTAATTGAATATGCTGTAGAAGAAGCTCGAAAGATCGATGAAGCTTCTATGGCAAAACATAATAGAGAAGCAACTATTATTAGTATGATTCTTGGGTTTACAGCACTAGCATTATTTTTAGATGGACTACTTCGCATACTTGGTATCATTCCACCCTTTATGGATTTGGATGTAGATATCATTGATCAGATTGTGGAAAGGGTTGAAAATGATATCCTACCACTTATCAATCAAGCAAAAGGATACATACCAAAAATATGATAGATACTTCAGCTGATTCTATCAGGTTATTTGCCATACTAGTATTAGGTATAGTATGGGTTTATATTTTTAACTATCCTACACAAGATTAATAATGGATTACGAACATGTTAATGATTTATGGGAAGACATGGATCGACTCAATTTATTATATGAGGAGTTGATGTGGGATCATGATGATGTCTTGGAATTCGTTCCAGACTATAAAAATGATAGGATTATAATTAGAAATAGATCTAAGGAGGAAGAAAAGCAACAGAAAGATGCTTAAAGACCACTTAGGACCAAAGAAAGATTGGACTACAGAACAATGGTTAAATCATGCACATGTACAAAAACACAATCCTTGGATTTCTGAAGAGGATCGTGAATATTGGAAAGATAAAATTAAGGAATTAAATTAAAATGACTTTTCTAATAGCAATAATGTCTTTTGCAAATTTTGTTTTCTATCCATTAGTGGTAGGATTCATTATTGCACTGATAATAGAACAGATCTTTAGGGCACAAGACAAAGCACCTCAAGTGCTTAGGTCTATGGCAATAAGAAAGTATTTCTGGAGACAAGCATGGTTGTTTAATATTATATGGTTTGTATGTTATATTATACTAATGTTCACAATAGGTAGACAGGCCCCTCAACAAATGCCTGATATGATTTGGCAAGGATAACAATGGAATTGAAAGAATGGTTAAACTCTATCAATAATACGAAGAAGAATTTAATTGATGAAGATCCTTCGTTAGAGAAAGAGTATCCACCCTATATTATTAACAGATGTTTCTCTGGCAGCATAGATTCTATTATGTTTGCCAATGAATTAAATAAGAATCCCAATCTTGCAAAGAAGTTACAAT